ATGCAACGAACCAACAAGAATAGATCGCGCCAAGTCCAAGACCAGAGCGCGGGTATCATCAGTACCTTCTCCTGCGATAATATCTACGTCCATAATGCCTTCTGTAAAACCTACGCCTACCATACATTTTTATCACTTCTATATGAATACAGGAGTAACGCTCTGTCAACGTTGGTCTCCCGTATGTTAACAAAAATATGTTATTTACGTTATTAACGTTGCGGTCGTTAGGAGGCACATATGGTAAAAACATGGATGCTAACCGTACCGAGGAATGGCGATTGGTGTACGACTTAGAGCGTATGCCGTATGATCTAGGAAAACGATGTCAAGAAATGGACTATTGGATTCGAGGAGGGAAAAAATGGATACAGACACTACCAAATCAGATTGGTATCTTCTAATCATGATTTTTTTGAATGGTGTAAGATTAATCTACCAACTGCGCACATTGAAGAAGCAACTGAAGAATCAGGAAATTACGAAAGAAAATCTGGAAATTTCCTCTCCAGTGACGACACTGCTGAAATTAGACAGGTACGTTTCGGAGTACTTAGAGAATCTCAAAAAAAGATTTTGGAGGAAGTAAATGACCAAGGAGATAGAGAAATTGATGTGTACTTTGACCCTAGAGGCAACAACGGGAAAACTTGGCTCACAATACATTTGTACGAGCGTGGAAGAGCTCTGGTCGTACCTAGAGCAAATACAACAGCCGAGAAACTATCCGCGTATATTTGTTCGTCTTACAATGGAGAAGAGTATGTCATCATCGACATACCTAGAAGTCGTAAGATCACACCAGAAATATATGAAGCAATCGAAGAAATCAAGGATGGACTGGTGTTCGATAGTAGATACTCCGGACGGAGTAGAAATATCCGTGGCGTTAAACTCATCATCTTCACCAACAAAAGACTAGACCTTACTAAGCTATCAAACGATAGATGGCGGTTACATGCCATTTCAACAACCACTAAGAGACCGATGAAAACAGACTACGTGCCGTCTGACGACGACACAGCACCTGACGGTGCCAAGGCGGTTGACTGACGTTGGGTTGAACGTTCCACTGGGGAAAGGGTTTCACCAATTCATTACAAGGCAACGGACTAACGTGTTAGGGGGGTAAACCCCCCACAATCCCCCCATTTTAAGAAGACATACCGTAGGGGTAACTCTTCTCGTAATACTAGCGAGTTACCCCCCTTTAGGGGGGTAAGGAGTTTAATGAGAACCGACAGAAACCTGACGAGCATTCCCACTCAATATTGTTATTGTACCTGTATCTTTCAATTCAAGCATTATCAACATCTCCTATGTTACCACTAAGCGATTTAATCTGATACTGATTCAAATCATCAACAGTAGATGAATTAGAATTAACGAGACCAGCAAAGGCTACATCGGCTTGCAACTGCGTAATAGACCCTGAACCGATCAGATCTAATGAATCACTCCAATTCTGAAAAGTCCACTCTGAATTCTGCCATAAATAGAATCCATAGAGAGACTCCTCACAAAGCATAATCCCGAGATAAACAAATCCATTATCAAGATACCAAAAAGCAGAACATGACCAATTACCATTATAACCCCAACCAGTAGAATTACCATCACTCTGATTTTGAACAGGGAAACTAACAGATAATGTAGATTCACCAGAATCATATTCAGTCAATGTCTCATATACAGTCTGTGGATATTGAGTATCTAACTTCCAAGTACCCATTCCGACATAAGAAGTGAAATATTGCTGCAAATCCGAAACCAGATATTCTGAACCAGATAAAGACGGGGAGTCTCCCTCTCCCGAATCAGGGTCTTCAGGAGGATTATATTCATAATCACTATCATTGAAGTTAGCATATGCAGGTGTAACCAACTGATCATTCGCAAATGAAATACCTCTAAAGTCCTTGAATCCGAACCTGTGATTTATGATCATACGATAATATTGCTCAGTCTTATACGCAGGTGGAAGAAGAATAACACCCATGAATATCTTAGGCAGAGTTGTAACTACCTCTTTATTCACGATGGAATCCTGCGCTGAAGCAATAGCATCGGTATCAGACAAAGTAGTCCAATCAGATTCTACTCCTTGAGTGATAACAGAACGGGTATCAAGCCATCCAAGACCAGTAAGATGGGGAGTGAATACCTTAACTCCATCATCAATTACACCACGGCTAAATCTACCAGAACTACCAGAAACACTAAAGGCGAAATCTTCAGGCATACCAGTATTAATTGGAGAGGTAATAGAAAGATGACCGTTAGATCCTGCTAACCTCTCCGTAGAAAACTCATTAGGGTTCATAATCTGAACATTCGTAGCCATGGAATAAATCAGAGGTCTAAGACCGCCTTTTCTGAATCCACGTTGAGGATGTGCCTTACGCCATGTGTTATCTGTCAAAGCCTTATAGTAAAGATTCTCCAACAGATTATCATCGTAATAAGAGTTAGTAATCTCCTCGAACTTGAGAACAGAATCGGACTCTTGTATGTTGGTAGCGAATCCACCAGAGACACCATCGGAATTAAGCGTATAGAGGCGGTTAAGGACGTTACCAAGGTCATTCCCGTGGCAACCATGGAACATGATAGGGTTCAGAAGGTCACGAGGGTCTATAGGGGGTTCTCCTGCGCCGTATGAGACCTGTGACGGGTCAGCAGGGAGCCTTGCAGCAGGTACAAGACTAATGGAGCAACCGAGATACTTGAATTTCTTAAACTGTTTGAAATACCCACCAAACATCCTATGAGGAGTGTAATCAGTAGGTGTGTGAATACCTATCACGCCGACTTTATCGGATTCAGTATGCAAATCTATAATTTCGTGATAAGATGCAAATGCCTTATTCGTTGTCATATCAAAGCCTCTTTAGATTACGAAAAATGTGATAATTCATTCCAGCATCAGACATATAACCCAAGCTATCCATAGAGCCACTTCTAAAAGGATACCGAGCTCTATAACCCGTATTTTTGAAATACTCATTCCAATAGCGGTAGTTGTCAT